CGTCGAAGTTCAAAATGGTGAGTTTTTTGGCGAAGACACCGTGCTGTTTAAAAAACTAGCTGCGCTTGGGTACCCTCCGTGGCTTGCGCCGCGCATGACTTGCGACCATTCAGGGCATAAAGTGTATTCTGGAAACTTTGTACAATTTGCCCAAAGGCTGGCTAATGAATAACCTCCAACACCTAGCAATCGCCGTCCTGCTCCAAGCCTTCGTGGGCCTAGTCACTGACAACTGGTGGGCCGGCGCATCACTCGCCGCTGGCATCTTTATCGGTCGCGAGCATGCGCAAGCGGAGTATCGTTGGATCGAACAGTTTGGCGAGCACAAGCGCGCTAACCTACACCCGTGGGACGCGTTTGAGCCGCGCATGTGGGATTTTCATAGCTGGTTCTGGAACCTTTCGCTGCCCATACTGGCCGTACTCGCAATCGCTGGTGGCATCCAATGTCTATAATCGTAGCCTCATCTAGCTTCAGCACGCCGGTTACCGCTGGCGACCAGATTAACGGCGCGCTACGCCTGCTGGGCCAGTTGGCCGAAGGCGAGACACCCTCGCCCGAGACTTCCGCCGACGGGCTAACCGCGCTTAATCAGATGCTGGACTCGTGGAGCACTGAACGCCTGAGCGTGTACAGCACGCAAGACCAGATATTCACATGGCCGGCAAACACCATTAGCCGCACGCTCGGGCCGTCTGGCGACTTTGTGGGCAATCGCCCCGTGCAGTTGGACGACTCAACGTTCTTTCGTGATGCCTCGACCGGCATCTCGTACGGCATCAAGATAATTAACCAGCAGCAGTACAACGGCATTGCGGTTAAGACAGTGACCTCTACTTATCCGCAAGTCATGTGGATAAACATGGATTACGCCAACATTGACATGTACATCTACCCCGTGCCAACGCGGGCGCTAGAGTGGCATTTCGTGTCGGTGGTCGAGCTAGCGCAGGCCGTGTCGTTGTTCACCGTGCTGTCGTTCCCGCCAGGGTACATGCGGGCGTTTCGCTACAACCTCGCCTGCGAGCTAGCGCCGGAGTTTGGCGTTGAGCCGTCACCGACCGTGCAGCGGATTGCGATGACTTCTAAGCGCAATTTGAAACGTATCAATGCGCCAGATGACATTATGAGCATTCCGTACAGCATCGTGAGCACGCGGCAACGCTTTAACGTGTTTAGCGGGAACTACTAAGTGAAGTCTCCTATTCTTGGCCAGTCGTACGTCGCCCGCAGCGTCAACGCTGCCGACAACCGGATGGTCAATCTTTTTCCAGAGGCCACCCCAGAAGCTGGCAAGACCGCCGGTTTCCTGAACCGTGCGCCCGGCCTGCGTCTGCTAGCAACTGTCGGCACAGGGCCTGTGCGCGGCCTGTGGGCGCATGGCGGGGAAGCCTACGTCGTGTCGGGCAGCCAGTTCTATAAGCTGAGTTCCGCCTACGGCGCGACGTTAATAGGCTCGGTCAGTGGCACTGGGCCGGTCAGCATGGCCGATAACGGCACCCAACTGTTTATTGCCTGCAACCCGGATGGCTACGTCTACGAGATGGTTACCGGCGTTTTCGGCCCGATTACCGACCCAGATTTTGCCGGCGCGCTAGCGGTGTCCTACCTCGACGGTTACTTTGTTTTCAGCCAGCCAAATTCACAGGTTTTTTGGATAACGCAGATACTCGGCACATCTATCGACCCGCTGGACTTTGCCAGTGCCGAAGGCTCGCCAGACGGGTTGGTGACGCTAATCGTAGACCATCGCGAGCTGTGGCTTTTCGGCACTGATTCGGTCGAGGTGTGGTACAACTCCGGCAACGCGACCTTTCCGTTTGAGCGCATCCAAGGCGCGTTTAACGAGATTGGCTGCGAGGCGCCCTACTCGGTTGCCAAGCTGGACAACGGCATTTTCTGGCTAGGCTCAGACACCCGCGGCAACGGCATCGTTTATCGAGCGAACGGGTACACCGGCCAACGGGTGAGCACGCACGCGGTTGAGTTTGCCATCCAAGGCTACGCTAACCTGTCGGACGCAGTGGCCTACACCTACCAGCAGGAAGGGCACGCATTCTATGTGCTGATATTCCCTAGCGCGGGCGCGACATGGGTCTATGACGTGGCGACCAACTCGTGGACTGAGCGCGCCGGGTTCGCTAACGGCTTATTCACCCGCCACCGCTCGAACTGCCAAATGAATTTTAACGGTGAAATCGTCGTGGGCGATTTTGAGAACGGCAACGTTTACGCCTTCGACCTGGACGTTTATGCCGACAATGGCGCGGAGCAAAAATGGCTGCGCTCGTGGCGTGCGCTGCCAAGCGACACCAACGACTTAAAACGAACTGCTCAGCATGCCTTGCAACTCGATTGCGAGACTGGCGTAGGCTTATCGACCGGCCAAGGCAGCGACCCTCAGGTGATGCTGCGGTGGTCAGACGATGGCGGGCACACTTGGTCGAGCGAGCATTGGCGTTCGATGGGGCCTATCGGCGCATTCGGCACCCGCACTATCTGGCGCCGGCTTGGGATGACGACCAAGATTCGCGACAGGGTGTACGAAATTTCTGGCACCGACCCGGTAAAGATTGCCATTGTGGGCGCCCAACTGAGCGTTACCGCGACCAATGGTTAACCCGACCAACATCCCGGCGCCTCGTGTCGGGTTCATCGACCCGCGCACCGGGCTAATGTCTCGCGAGTGGTATCGATTTTTCTTCCAACAGTTCGAGCAGATTGGCGGCGGCCTAGGCATAACCCACAATGGCCTTCCAGACTTACAAGGCGGCTCTGGGGGCAACTATTACCACCTAGGCTTGGCAGACTACACCGGCACCGGCACAGGCACGCTGGTGCGCTCTACGTCGCCCGTGTTGGTCACACCAGCGCTGGGAACGCCAAGCAGCGGCGATATTACTAATTGCACCGGCTCGCCAGTTTTAGGTTGGAATTCCCCCACGGCTGATTTGCCGATGGGCGGGCATAAGTTCACCAATATTACCGACGCCGCCACGGCTAACGAGTTTGCATCTTTTGGGCAAGCGCAAAACAGTGAAGGCACGTTTTTAACCAGCGTTGCCGGCACTAACACCATTACCGCAGCGTTGCCGGTATTGAGCGCATACACGTTAGGGCAGATTTTTACGTTAATTCCTGCCGTAACAAATACCGGCCCCGTTACCATTGATATAAACGGCATTGGCGCGGTTGCGGTGACTCAAAACGCGGGCGCGGCGCTTACCGGCGGCGAGTTGGTCGCCGGTGCGGCGTATCCACTAATCTACACCGGCAGCAGTTTTCTTTTCTCAAATCCTGTGTCAACGCCTCAGGGCGGTTACTTACGCAACCGGCTGCTTAATGGTTCCATGCAATTGTCGGCATGGGGCACAACCGCAACGGTAGTCGCGGGCACGGCCGTGCCGACGGCATCACTAGGGTATCCCTGTGCCGACCGGTGGTTTGTCTATTGCGTGGGCGGCAACGTAGTTGCGGCGCGAGTGGCGGGCACCGGCGCAGACCAATTCAACCTACAAATTACCGGTGGGGCGGGCGTAACCTCCGCGGGCATTGGCCAGCGGTTACCAACTGCGTTTGTTTATGACTTTACCGGCAAAACCTGCGCGCTTTCGGTACGCATGGCTAACTCGTTGTCGCTTCCGGTTACATGGACAGTTAACTACAGCACTTTTTCCGGCCCGTTTGGAACAATTGGCGCGCCAACAAAAACGCTTGTTGCCACTGGAACATTTTCTACTTCCCCCACAATGACTAACTATGTGGCGCAATTTGCGTTTCCAACCGTAGCCAATTTGGCGGTTGAAGTGTTATTCACCGTTGGCGCGCAGACTAGCGGCACTTGGTCAATGACAAATGTGCAGTTAGAAGAAGGTTTGGCAACTGTTTTTCAGCGCATGCTATCAATTCAAGAAAGCTATTACACGGCCAGATTCCTTCCAAATATGTCTGGCGCAGCAGGCAACATGGGGTTGCTTGCAACCGGCCACTGGACTTCTGCTACCGGGGGGCTGTTGCAGTTTCCGTTTGTAGCTTTTACTCGCAACAACGTTACGGGGGTTACTGTGACCAACCCTACGTCACTGCAAGTCACCGACGCGGCGGGGGCGTGGATTCCACTTGTGTCAATTACGTTTGTCTCCGCCGGGCTTCTTGCGGGCTTATGCAGCTTTACTGTTGCCGCTGGCGGCGTTGCTGGAAACGCAACGCTCTGCCAAGGCGTATTGCCCAACCCTTCCCTTTTATGGACGGGTGCCGAGGTGTCGTGATAAATTCTTTACTTATTAAAGCCGTCGCGGCTTAGGTACACTAAATGGCCATTCTTAGCCCGTCGCCTAAACTCCAATTCTTTACCAATACTGGCGTCCCTATGGCCGGTGGGTTTTTGTACACCTACGCGGCCGGCACCAGCACCCCGCTGGTCACCTATACCGATTCGACTGGCCT